CGTGGGTTTTGGCAAACGATTTATATTAAACCATCCCCACCCTGAATGTTCATTGCTAAGTTCTATACAAAACTCACTGTCAACAATGCAAAAATAAGTGTTAAAATTAAACACTAGATCGTTACTGACAAACTTTTCTAGGGGAATAACTTTTTGAAACTCAGGAAGATGCCCTAGTTCTTCAATGAGTTCTCGTTGAAGCCCTTGATAAGCAGTTTCATTTTCTAAGTTAGTGCCGCCTGGCAAGACCCAACGTCCGGCATGTTTGCCTTCTGTTTTTTGTAATAAAAGAATTCGTGAAGTGTCTTTGGCACAAATAATTGCACCACTGCATTCTATACGATCTTTTACAGTTCTAATCTCCATGTGCCTGCCCTATATTCACCTTCAAACGATTTAACCCAAGATTGTCCATTCCATTTGTATTGGACTCCTGTGTATATATTAGTTTGATATATCAATAGGTCTTGACTCTGGCTAGCATCAAAGATAACAATCCATGCAGAACCGTTGTATTCTATAATGTCATTTTCACCGGCCACTGGGTCAGATCCGTCAGCATTTTTCCAAGCATCTGGACCGTCGTATGCCCAAGTATATGGAGATTCTCCTACAGATCCGTCAACATTAGGACTTGTATTAATACTTTCAATGATCAAATATCTAGTGCCAGTGGTAGCAGCGGCAATGCCGTGTCCCGGACCTACTCTTGTGGGGTCAATGATAGCGTCAAATGTTCCGGGACTGCCTGGTCTATATAAAGAACTTAACTCTGTGTTAGTTGGAAATGTGTCAGCATCATAATTTATAGTTATGTATGTTTCGTTGAGCGCATTTAAACTAATAGTTCCCACGACTTCAGTAAAGTCATTTTGTTTTAGATAAAGTTTACTGAATCCAGCTTTGTATTTTCCAGGATGTTGTTCAAGCAATACACGCCAATTAATTGGTGTGCCTTGTCTTTGTGGAATATCCAAACTGTCATTGGGTGCCGACACATGTTCATTAAATTCCATGATCTGTGCTTGACCATTAATGACCAATATAGCAAAGCCACCAATGGTAGTTTTTACAACATTTAGTAAATTACCACCCGCCGGCGCAGTGCCAGCCATGCTGGATTTTGCACTGCCGCTAGGGAATAGCTCACTGCCAAATTCGCTTTGGAGGTCTAATGAAGGTGTATTATCAACGCCTTGTATAACACTGGCTACAATCTCTGTAATCACACCTAGTTGTTTAATTTTAACAGGAGGACTTAGATATATAGGTGCTTCTAAAGTCAGTGTGGCAATGTCAATGTTGGTATTAGCACCAATAGGAATAGATCTATTGCTAAAAGTTAATTGTGTTAGTTCCACTGTGCTAAGACTGGTCCAGTCAATATAGTTGTCTGTGGTTTGTATTTCTAAACTGGGATTAAACAATACTAATAGTTGTTCTAGTATTTGTAATTTTTGATCAGTGCTAGTTGACCATATGTCAACTTTAAAACTAATCTTGTAAGGCGTGGGCATTAGTCTTTCAACAGTATATCTATAACCTTGGCTGCTGGAATAAGTGTCGGTTTCTGCATCATACTCACGTTCTCTAATGTGCATTTTTCCAACATATGAACTGTCAGCTAGTCTAGTTCTATCTTGTTCTAGATTAAAAATATAAACAGCCATACGTGGTGCCGCACCAATTTTGTTTTCACTGTTGTCTTGCAATATGTGAGCGGCCTGTCGATCGCTGTCTCCGTATAGCACAGGAACTCTGACCAGTGTGCCGTCACTGTATTTGACACTGAAGTTACTCAACAGTCTAATAACTTGAGTAATATATCTTCGTATTTGCCCGTCGTAAAAATGCAACATTATAAATCTGCCCTAGGTTTAAGTGCTTTTGACAAACTAGATCGTTGTTCAATGACTTCTGAATAGATAGACCATTCAATACGTTGACCAACATCAATGGCATCTAATACTTTGAATGCCAAGAATCCTGATTGATTTTGAATTTGTATCTTAGATTGCGGCATGATATTTCTATCCACAAACAGTTTAACGCCATAGGTGCTGTTATACGCAGTTCTTGTGGTAACAATGCCTGTGGTCCTATTAAAGGCACTGGTTTGATCTGTCAGTGCAAATGTATTTGTAGTCTTGGCAATAAAGGTATCTGAATTAACTTTGCCCAACAATGTCTTATCAGTGTTGTTGATGAATCCAGTCTTCTGTGTGCTGCGAGTATCAGTGTTAGTCAGTGGGTGACGTTTCATATCTTCATACTTGGTCCAACGTGTGCTGGTATACCTAAATAATCTATTTGGAAAAAAGTCAGTGCGAAGAAAGAAATCGCCTTCAAATGGATTTACTGGGAAATTAATACCGTGACCAAAGTTAACACCATTTGGGGCAACACCATCTTCTAATAGATAACCACTGTATCCGTCTCTCATCGGACGTTCGTTAATTCTACTAGTGTCCAAGTTAGTCATAGACGCATCAAGATTAGATTCGTCTACAGTTTGCAGTAATGGATTACCGTATTCGTCCACAGCCAAGTTATAGAATTGACCAGTTTCAAAACCACTCTTCGGAGCATCTGCTTCTGCCTGTGCAATAACACCATCGTTGATTTGTAAATCTTTGTTTCTAGTGCTTAGTATATCTTGTAGAGTAGTGCCACCATAACCGTCAAAGAAGTTGGCATCTGTAGGATCATTGCCAGTTGTTCCGGCAGTGACTTGATATAACGCACCGTTGTAACGAACAATCTGTCCAGGCACATAAGTTTTAGTAGCATCATAATCGCCAACAAATTTGTCTTGATCTGCACCAGTTGGTTTAGTCAGTATGTCGGCAAATTGCTGACTGTCAATTACTTTCTTAAGTTTTAATCTGTATAAATGTGGATACCAAGTTTGACTAAATCCTTCACTAGCACGGCCCACATCGTCAATGCTGTAGTAACGTGGCAAACTAACATCAAATCCATTGAGGGCAAATTCGTCTTTTAAGTGAGGTAATTCTATGACATCACCGCTGAGTGGTTTACGGCCAACAATTTTAATCCAATCGTTGATATGCACCACCATCATGATCATGTCATTGTCAATAAAGATACCAAATTGACTTAGATTAAAGTCAATGTTTTGAACTTGATAATGCCCCCTACATCTGTAAATATCGGGATCGTATTTACGGTCACGATTTTCTAACAACAGCAAGTCTTGTATGTTAGTTTCACTTTGTGTAGCATACTGCGGTTGATCAGCAGTGGCATTAGCATCGGTAGGATTCTTGGGTCCTAGATATTTGTGAACATATACGTCTGTGCCGCCAATCTGAAACATTTCAGAAACTTGTCGGTCTATGAACTTATAGTCGTTGCCCTTTTCTGGACGGTATAGGCTTAGTCTTGGCATAATACATATTTAGCGGGCATAAATATAGTTGGAGAATCAAATGTCTGAAAATAGCAACTTAGAAGAACGTCAAAAAGTCTACGATTACATACGTGCTATGCTGGGCGACGGCATGGTAGATGTAGAGCTTGATCCTATACATTATGAAACTGCTGTTGATCGTGCGCTAACCCGCTTTAGACAACGTAGTCCTAATGCTGTTGAAGAAAGCTACAGTTTCCTGGAGTTTGTCACGGATCAAAATGAATATCGTCTACCTGACGAAATCATCGAAGTCCGACAGCTTTTTAGACGCAGTATTGGCAGTAGATCTGGCAGTGGCAGTGGTGGCACACTATTTGAACCGTTCAACCTGGCCTACACTAACACCTATTTGCTCAGCGGCTCAGCATTAGGCGGGTTACTAACCTATGAACTATTTGCACAGTATCAAGAACTAGTAGGTCGTATGTTTGGTAGCTTTATTGAATACCATTATAACCCCAATACACATATTCTCCGTGTGCTACAAAGACCATTTGCCAGTGGCGAAATTGTCTTGATGAGAACCTACAACTATCGGCCTGACTGGGCCTTGCTTACAGACTTGTATGCTAAACAATGGCTCAAAGACTACAGTCTAGCAGTGGCTAAAATCATACTAGGTGAAGCACGTAGTAAGTTTGGGCAAATTGCTGGACCAGGTGGTGCAGGTGGACTCAATGGTGCTGATCTTAAATCAGCAGGCAAAGAAGAATTGGCAGCACTAGACAAAGAATTGGAAACATTTGTTTCTGGTGGCACTGGTTATACATTCATTATAGGTTGACACAGACAAGAATTTTCTATAAAATATATTATCTCAGGAGATAATATGATCATAGGAATCTGCGGTTTTATCGGCAGCGGCAAAGACACAGTCGCTGACTATCTAGTAAACTTCCACGAATTTAGACGAGAGAGTTTTGCCAATACTCTCAAAGATGCAGTTGCGGCTGTATTTGGTTGGGATAGAGTCATGCTAGAGGGCAGAACTAAAGAAGCTAGAGAATGGCGTGAACAACCTGATCAATGGTGGAGTGACCGATTAGGTCAACAGATTACTCCTCGTTGGATCCTACAGTATTGGGGCACAGACGTTATTCGTAATCACTTTCACGATGATATTTGGATAGC